AAGTGTCCTTCGAGATGCCCTTCGTGGACTTATAGCCAGCCGAAGTAGGTCTGGCTTTTGGTGCAGCGAAGCTAAATTCGCCGTATTTCAGATTTTTTCCCATATCATTTCCTCTTGGCGGCTGCCCGCATGTTATCTACAAGGTTGGGATAGGGGCGTCCGGCTGCTTTGGCTGCGGCCTTGGCGCTCGCTTTTGCAGCGGGCGACAACTTCTTTGGTTTTGGCAGTCCTTTTGGCCTTGGCTTATCCCAAGGTGCTTTTACTTTGCCTCCTGCTGCGAAGGCCATTTTCTTTCCAATCATCTTAGCAATCCCATTTTTTGAGGGCAAGGGCTTTCCGAGTGGGTCTTCCCTTGTCGTCTTTCATAGGCCCAGGAGCACCTGACATCCGAGCACAGAAGCTCTTACGACGTCCTGCTGCCTTGGGGCTTTTTGCTGCTTGCTTAGCAGACACGGGAGGCTTTAAGTCGCCTCCGGTCTGTCGGTTATAGGCATCTCTGCCCTTCTGATTGAGCCCGCCTTTTGGATTTTGTCCCTCTTTGCGAGCCCAAACAGCGCCGCCTTTTGCGACGAACACTGTCTCACCCTTTTTGCCGAATTTGAAGTCTTTTACGGCCATGTTGCAATCGCCACGCGTTTCCACGTATCAGTCGCTACGCAGACGTAAATGTAACTTGCATCCCAGCAAATGTCGCCCTTGGTCCCAGGATCATTGGCATTGGTGATGGTCCGCTCAACGGGTAGTCGAACGGTATCACCTGTCATGATCAAGTCACCGCCACTGGTCATCGTTGCCACAGTCGTGGGCAAAGCACCACCACTCATCAATTGGAACAAGAAGTTAAACGCCTCGGTACCCGCAGCTACACTGGTAGCCGATGCAATGATTCTGCCTCCAATTTCATTGTTGGCCACTGCAGTCTGGCACTCAAAGTCAAGACGGGTACCAATACCGGCCGCTGCGGTTCCACTCGTGGTGTGCTGCAATGTTGCTGCAGTTGCAGGAGTGTTCGTAGCAGTGCCGTTGACCGCCAAAACAGGGGTCTCGCTGCACCAAGTCTTGATCTGGGTAGACGTGAGCTTAACAGAACCGGCAGACTGAACGGCCTCGAATAACTCGGTGCCGATCAGTGTGGTGCCAGACGCTAGGTCGGTGATCTTGACGTTAGCCATGATTAAGCCGTAGACTGTTGGGTTACAGTGACTCTAGCAGTTCCGTCACCTGAATTGACCTTGAAACGAACTGCTCTCATCAGAGTCGTAGTGAACTCTGTTTGATCGGCAGTCGCGCCAGTCAATGCAGCGTTAGGATGTGCCTTAGCCAACTGGATAATGGAATTGTCCCAAGGATCTTCGTTAGTGTACTCCACCGAGTAGTTGATCGTCCCCGTCACGTTGACTGAGATGGTCGTTACTTGGTTTGGAGTATAGATGTCAAGAGGCCACCAACCAGAGTATCCTGATTGAGTATAGCCGGCTTCAACATCAGTACCAACAGCTGCATCAGCAGAGATTGTCGTGATCGTAGCAAAAGTCAGCGTTGAAGTGACCGTATTTGCATTTGGACCAGCCAAAGTTTCTGTCTGAGGTGCACCGTTAGGAGCAGTTCCGGTGATGGTAAAGTTTACCGCTGAAAGGTTACCCAGGCTTGTGAAGGTGATAAAACGAGGAGGAGTCAACGTCACAGTTGAGCTCACCAAAGTCAAATCGCCAGCGCTTACAAGCTGCTGAGCTACCGCCACACCGTTGCCATCGGCAATAGTGTAAGACGTTGTGGTAATTTGAATCGGTCTCATGCTCTTCTCCTGTGGTTAAAAACCCGGGGCCGGAGCCCCGGAGTCATTAGGCTTGGGTTACACCCAAAGCGCCCACACGAGTTGCATTAGGACCAGATGCAATTGCTGGCAACAAGATGCCCATCACAAGGCGACGGGTTCCGTTAGGTGCAGACGAAGGCACATAAGTACCACGAACGTCACCGGAGGTAGTCGTTGCAGTAGTAGTCACCGCAGCCACAAAGGTACCTGCATCATCAGCAAGAACACCAGCCCAACCTGCACGAGCAATATAGCCTGCGTCAGTGATGCGAACAGGTGAACCCAAAATGTCAGTGGTGCCGACAGCAACCGTGCCGCCGCAGTCACCTGCAACCGCAACTTGAGTTACTTGAAAGAATGCTTTCTTGCCGTTAACAGTGGTTGACTGGGTGGTGCCGGTCTGAATCACTTCAGACATAGCTTCGCCATACACGTCAAGACCAGACACGGTGATTGCAGTATCAGCGATGGTACCGGTACCAATCGTGATGCTTACAGCACGTGGGCAATCTAGTTGAATTGCAGCAACACCAGCAGCAGTGGTCACAGAAGTCGTACCAGTGCCTGCAGCCAAGGTTGCGTTACCAGCAGACGCATAAGAAGCGGCTGCCGAAATGTTGTTAGTTTGCTTAGTCGCAGGAACTACGTCCCAAACGTAGATACGACCAAGAGGGCCTACACCTTGAGACATAGGTGAGGAATTACCTAGGTTCATGCCCATGTTAGTAACGGCAGTACCTAGAAATAGATCATCAGAATATTGAGGCATTTTGTCTTCTCCTTGAAAAGCTTGACAATTAAATTAAAAGTGGGGATCTGACTTTCGCCAGACCCCCGTTTCAGGTTTACAGACCTGGGGTACCAAAGATGGTACGAGGATCTGTCCAGCCTGGGATGTAACGCTCGGTCGCTTTGTAGCGCATAGAGTCGGTTTCAAAATCACCTTCCATGCTCTTCTCAAGCTTGCGACGCATCATCAACTGGAGACCAACCTTCGCATCAGTCTGAACCCACCAAGCAGTGGTAGAGGTCAAACGTGACAAGTTAGCTTGGCCACCGCCCAACATACCCATTGACTTGATCGGGTTGATGTCGTTGTTACCAGTACCGGCACGCAGTACGGATTTCAACAGAACTTCAGCCTGGAACACGTTAGATGGGCTCACAACAAGCTTCTCAGGGTTCAAACGGATACGCTTGCCGTTGTTGTCAATGGCGTTGCGGATCTGAATGAGCATCTGCTCAAGCGAGGTCTGTGAGAGGTTCGCTGCGGTCGTCAGCAAGTTGCTGAAGGTGCCAGAAGCGATGGGGTGTGCACTGTTAACCAGAGACACGCCGTCACCACCAGCGTACGATGCATTGAACGCACGGTTGAGGATGTTAGCGCAGAGAGTTTCCTTAGTCTCGATCAGGGACTGTGCCAAGTGTTTGGCATAAGTCTGGCCGATAGAGATGTGGTCGCCGTCTTCTACCAAGACCTTGGTCAATGCAAACGCAAGACCGTAGACGCGGTAGACGTAACGTGCATTGAACAGTACGCCACCGGATTGGTAGGTAACTGGCATGCCGTCAGGCAACTCAGGAGCTGCGCCGAAACCGAAGAGAACAGGCTCTTCATGGTAGTTACGTGGAATACCTTGGCGCTCGCTGAATACTTGTTTCCATTCATCTGCGCGTTGGTTGTAAAGGCCGTCGAACTCTTCGTTAAGGATGGGCTCGACGATGGACCGAAAGTCCGTACTTCGCATTGGGACAGCCATGGTTTAGCCTCCTTAATAAGCGTTAATGGTTGCGACGTTCTGATGTTCAGAGATCTGAACTTGAACGATCGTATAAGCATCGCCCCAGTTGTTGTCGGGACCAGGGGTGATTCCGATAACACGCATTTGGGCGGTGCCGCCAGTTGTTACCACAGAGCCGGTATCCAATACAGCTTGGCTAATACCAACCACAGTAGAGCCTGCGGTGATGCTGCCAAAGTTAAATTGGTTACCAATGTTGGTAATGTTTACACTGCCATTTGCCTGGATCTGATAAACGATCGTAGGGTCAATGGTGATGTAAGCAATAACATCGGTGGCTGGGGTATTTGCCAAGAACTTGTTGGAAACACGGCGACGGCCATCGCCATCAGTGAATTCAACACCTTGGAAAGTGCCGACAAACGGATCGCCGACGGTTGCAGGAACAACTACGCCATCGCTAGAAAGCTTGACGGGTTGATTTTGCAAGAGCGTAACGGCTGCATTGTTTGCCAGCGTAAAGGCTGCCGGACGAACAAAACCACTTGCGTGGTAGATCGGCTGGAAGCCAAACGGAGCGTTTACACTAGACATGTTTGGTTTTCCTCATAAGAGAATGTTGGATACCAATCACAGCTCCTCGAAAGAACCGCGACTGGGGTTATTCCGCAGTGCAGCTATTCCATCACCCTCAATAATTTGGCCACCTGATGCCGCGGCGCTTTCCTTAATGCTGTCCAATACCGCAGTGAGTTTTTCATCCTCACGTGCAGGAGCGTCATGGTGCGCTTCATTCATGTATCGTTGATACAGACTCATTGGCAGCTTAAAGGCTAGCATTTCGTTGACGCCGATAAACCCCGTCCATTCACCTGTCTTAATTGTTACATATTCCCAGCCAGGTACGTCTTCGGGTTTAATGGGTTCATACCCCAAGCGAATTCGCATCTGGATGGAATCGCGGGGATTAGTGGTCGTCAACCAGCATGTGTGATAGCCAGGGATCTTTGGAAGATCTGGCAGTGCGTCTTGGAAAAATTGCGAGCGGAACATCTCAACACGATCGTCGTCGCTAATCATCCGATTCTCAGTTACTGGTCTGTCAGCAACTGCACGGGACTGGCGCGATACATCCGCTGTCTTTTTCAATCTTTCGTCGTTCATAGTCTCACTCCTTTCAGCGAGTTGAATTGTTTGAATTTTCACGATCCCACTTAGCGTACTGTTTCAAGTAACGCTGGCGTAATACGGGATCTTCCCAGACTCCGGCATCGATCATGGCTTGCTTTCGTTCTGGGGAAATGTATACTTGTTGGCGAGAAGACGGGGGTGTTTGGTCCCTTGTTGAACCAAGCATCGGGCCCTTGCGACCCTGGCGTGTAGTACCACCGTCATCATTACTCCCGCCTCCTTTAATATGCGGCAGGTGTTTGGCAATCCGATTATCTAATTCTTGCCAATACTCCTCTGATTTTGGATTATAGCCCTGTTCTACCAAAGATTGATCAATTGCTAACACAATTTTGGATTCTTCAGTCTTAGCATTCGGGTCGTACCACTTATTCCGGTCGATCCATTGCTGGGCATAGCTAGTCACCTCGGGGTCTGGCGCATTAGGAGCCTGATGAATTTGCTGGGCAACTTGAGCTTGCTTGTGCTTAATCACTTGCAGCTGTTGCACCTGCTTCATGGCTTCGTCACGGATTCTCAAGGCCTTGGCAGCATCTTCACCGTTACCGGCTTCAATCGCTTGGCCCATGATCCGCTCTGCTGCCCTGACCTCGGCAATCTTTTCGTTTAGCCTAACGTCAAGATTCGAAAGAGTATTTTGAACGGTTGTCTGCTCTACAGCAAACATCCTCTTCTCGAGCTCTTCATTTCGCTGTCTTAGGAAGTTAAGCTCGCGCTTATCTCGTTCGATAGCCTGTTTTCTGCGCGCTGCGCGCTCAGCCTTCTCTTCACGACGCTTCCGGCGTACTTCCTCGCGGTCTTCATTATCTTCTGCTAGCCGCGCGTCTTCACCGCCTTCGTCATCGTCCTCTTGGTCGTCTTTGTCATCGGCCTTAGTTTCGACCGGTACGAACTCGACTTCCTTAGACTTGGCACCAGCTTCCTGGTCCTCGTCGTCTTCAATTAAGACGTTTTCGCCTTGATTCTCTGCCATTGCCTGCTCCTTTCAGCAGTTAGATAAATGCCCTGATCGTGGTCGGATCTGCCGTAACCTTGCCGATAATGTCAAGGTCATTGAAAATCACGAATTCGATCTCCTCATCGTTGTGCTTGATAGTCCAACGATCGCCGCCGTATTTAGGGGTGCGGACGAAGTCCCCAACGCTACACCAAGAGCCTTCTGGCCACGGCTCCATGTTGTTTCGATTCTTGTAAGCCAACGGACCGATGGCGGCTACCTTAGCCACCTGGGTATTGCTAGCTTCTGTCTTACGTGCTTCTTCAGGGATGTAAATACCACCCTTAGTCTGGCTCTTAGCGCGACGGATTTGCACCATCACACGGCTGCCAAACGGAATGATGCCTGCATCAACCTCAGGAAATGCGTCCTCAGTTGATTCGTAGGCCATTGAAATTGGATTGTCAAGTAGCATTCGCTCTTCTCCGTATGCTGTTAAAGGTCTGAATCTCGTTTGTCTTGGTCTTTGAGGATCTGTTCGATCAGCTGCTTGGCGCGGTCTAGGCCTGCATAGACGCCTTGACGGTAACCATATTCAAAGCTGATGTCTTTTCCCTCGCCGGGCTTCAGGGAGACGGCTTCAAGAGCCAATCTAGCCTTTTCAGCCTCAAGCTTCGCAAAGACTTTGTCAAGCATTACTTGTTACCCTCACCCTTGACTTTTTCGACCTTCATCTTTGGCATGGTCTTGTAGTCAGCTTTGGGTTGGGCAGGGGTTGGCGCAGGGTCTTTGCCGCTACCTTCGACCGAGGTCGGGTAGCCTTTACCCATGGCCATCTGTTTATGCAGATTGATTGCTTCCATGATAGCTCCTTATTGTGCACGGGGGTTGGGGTTGATACCGGTGCCCGTACTTACACCGATTCTTTCGCCAGTCGCTACTTCTAACGCAGCGAGCTGCTTGGCTGTTTGGTTGTCGGACTCGTTCATCTCGAGGCGCGCCTGGATCTGGGCTTGTGTGCGGCGATCTTCGGCCTCTTGACGCATGAGCTCCTTCTTGAACTCTTCTTGCAGCTCTGCCATCCGCTGCTGAATCTGCTGCAGACGTTCCTGGCTCTTAGCCTGAATCTCCATGGCCTTGGCTTGGGTGTCTGATTGAAGCTTCTGTTGCTTGAATTGGGCATCGGCCTGGTCCTTGGCTTGCTGAGCTTCGACCTGCTTCTGCAAGAGTCCCATCCGAGGATCTTGTGGAGGTGGCGGGGCAAACTGCTGCAAGGTCTGAATGGCTTGCTCGATGATCTGTGGCAGGCTGCTGAAGGCCTCTTCGGCTTGCTTCGACACGACTTGGGACGTGGCTGCCAGCATCTGGTCTAGGCTCTTCTTCTCTTCGGTGGTGGCGCCTTTCTGAATCTCGCCAATGTCCACTTGAGCCGCGTCTGAAGCTTCCTCGAAGATCTGGTTCGCATACCACAAGACCATGTGCTCTTTAACGTGGTCAAGCAAGAATGGCAAGGCTGCTGAGCCAATGATCCGGTTGCCACCAAACATGGGGTTCGTGATGAAGTCTAGGTGGACTTGCAAGTGAGCCAAGTGATCTTGCTCAGGGAACGCCACGATCGGACGGCGCATGGTGGCTGCGATGTTCTCGTTGACCGCATTGAGCTCTAGTGGCTGCTGCTTCGGTAGCAATAACTCCTTGCCCTGAGGAATCTTAAGACGCTCCAAGAACATCTCTTCGACCTTGCGTAGGTCATAGAGCTGGGGCATCGCCTGGGCACGCTGCATGACAGCTTGTACTTGGGCAAACCGTTGGGCTTCACTGAAGATATTGGGATCAGAGACCGGCACGACGTTCATCGGGCCTTCAAAGTCGCTCCGCTTGACTAGCAGCTCGCCTGTCTCGTCGACGACCTCTGACTCTTCAAGGTAGGTCTTATTGAGGCGGAACAAGAGCCGCAGCACACGGGCCATCGCATCATGCATCCGGGCATGAATAGCACTAAAGACCACCATGCCTTGCTCAAGACGAGCTAGCGTCGTGCCGACTGGCGTGTTGACATTGCTGTCTGCAAGCTCTTCAAAAGTGGTGCGAACTACGCCTTGTGATGAGTCAACCAAGAACCCGAGCAGCTGATACAAGACCGGGCTGGGTGGGTTGTAAGGCATCGCCATGAGGACCTTGCGGATGTCATCTTGACCGAAGCTGCCTTCGATCTCCTTAACCTCGGTCGGATCAACGCGGTCTGTTTGACCACCGGCCCCTGACTTCAGCTTCAAGAGGCCAGGGAAGTTGTTGATGTGGGCAGAATCTAGGAGTGCACGCAAGGCACCTGTGGCGGCCGCTGATAGGCCACCAATCATGTGAATCAGGCCAATTGGGTAAGCACCACGCCACGGGACAAATGGGAACTCGACTAACCAATACATCTCTTGCTTGGTCTCGTCTTCTTCCTCCCAGTTGCGATACACACTGAGAATGCGCTGCGTTGACTTGTCAATGCTGATGATGTATGGGGCCAGTCCGTCACCATTATCAAGGTCCATGATGATGTAGCACTCGAACACGGTCCTGAGACCATCGACGTTATAGGTGTCGGCTGACCGGCCTTCGATCTTGTCGTTGGCCTTAGCAGCCTTAGACTCTTCAGGTGGCAGCGGATCGACAGCCAAGTCGACATCGAGGTACATGCCTGCCTCAATGCGCTTCTGATATTCGATCTTGGTCAGGTATTGAACGTGCGTTTTGCGCTCAGCTGTATAGAAGTTCGTCGCTGCGAAGGGCAAGTACACATCATCGATGGGCACGAACATCGGAATCGGCTTCTTGCGGTTCTGATCCCAAGTGATCTTGAGATACTGACCACCGCCCAAGGGCAACTGGGTCGAGAGTTGCTCGAGCTCGGCACGGAACTCAGGCATCTGCTGAGTCATTTGCCAGTTGAGGTAACGCGTGATGCGTTGAGCTTTTTCTACCTTGTCAAGGGTAGGTTCGCCGACGATCTTTTCTTTAGCAGGACCATCAGGCGGAAACAATTCTTTCATGACGCGGGCTGCAAAGTCTACGCAAGCCTGGGTCAACATTGGGTGGACGACCTTTGAGGCACCTGTGAATGACGCGCCGCCTGGGGCATCATCACCAAGGCCAGTACGTCTCAGGCCTTCTTCGTACTGCTCGTCACGACGTTTGCGAGCTTCTTTGTCTTTCTCAATCAGGTCACAGAGGCTTGAGCCGAGGTTCGAGACCTGGATTGGCGGCATCGTCTCAGCAAGGTTTGCATAGAACTCTGACTCGGCTGGTGTTGGACTCTCGTCCAAAGTGACCATGGCGCCACCGTCATCTGTGTCCTCAACGTCGTTATCCGCTTCCGGAAGGTCGATCATCTCGCCTAGTTCTTCATCACGTTCTGCCATTCAATTCTCCGGTCAAGCTGCGTAGGGATTCACTAGCTGTGGTTTGTACTCTGCTGCTCCGCTTCGGTCGATGACTGGCTTAGTGACTGAGACATAGCCGCGGTCAGCCAATAGGCGGAGCGCTTGTGTCGTGCTGTCCACAAAGTCGTCATGTTTGATTGATCCCTCACCGGTGAAACTACAGAGCTGCGAAATAAGTGGTTCAGCCCAGGATCTTGGGTTCCCAGGCCGCTTGTCAGATTCTACTACCCAAACGAATCCGTGTGCAAATAAATGTGAGACTGCATGCAACCGCTGGAGCTTGTCGGCCCTGCCCGGGTTGTATGGATAGGCCAAGATGTCTTCACGGGCCAGCATCTGGCGGAGGCTGATGCCTGATCCCTTGTCCTCGATGATCAGCAAGTCAGGGCTGCGGCCAGTCAGGTAGGATTGCTTTGGACCAATGATCGGCTTGATCATGGGCTTCATGTCCTCGTCGCCGTACCTGACGGTGTACTCCTTTTTGACCCGTTCGATTAGGCCAGGTAGTCCCAGGTGCTCTTGCCAGCAGTCGAGCAGCAAGAACGCCGGCTTCTTGTCCTGTCTGAAGACGCCCCAGACTGAGCAGGCTGTCGGGTCTGGGTCATGGGTCTTACGGTCAACAGACTTCTCAGTAAAGGCCGTGTCCAGGCTCATGACGATGTACTCCAGGCTTGGGATCGGCTTGTCCTTGGGCCATAGCTTGATCCAGCTACGCTTGATGACGCCAGACTCTTCTGGGTCGATGACCTCGGCGTGGATCTCTTGGCGGCCTAACTGCGTGCCTTCATACTGGGTAATCTCGTCAAGGAATGACTTGGCCAGGTTCGCAGCGTTGTCGTACGTTGATCCTCTGGTCACGTGGACCTTGGACTTCGTGGCCTGGGCATCCTTGAGCAGCTTGCGGACTAACTCAATCGGTCTTGGTGTAGTGGTCACGACGACCTGTGGATTGTCACCCAGACGCAACCCGAACCGCATCATGTCCCACGTTTCTTCGCAGTATTGCCAAGCAGCCAGCTCATCACACCAGACTCGGTGGAACTGCGGACCACGCAGACGGCTTGGTTCCTCGGCTGAGAAGCCACGGATCGATGAGCCGTTAGTCAGGGTCAGCTCACCCAGGCTCTTGTTGTGGTTGGCAATGATGCTTGGTGGCAGGATCGACAGCAGCCCAGACTCACCCTCAAAACAAACGCCTCGAATGTCAGAGCTCGTCGGGGCAATGACCCCGCAGCGAACACCGGGATTCGATGCTGCGTAGTTCGCGATGTCCTCAGCCCCGGTCCTGGTCTTGCCGAATCCGCGGCCTGCCAGGATTAGCCAGATGGACCAATCACCATCAGGCGTGATCTGTTCAGGTCTTGCCGTGGCTTTCCATTTAAGCTTCCATGCAAGCAGCTCAAGGTCCTCGACGTCAAGCTGCGCGAGGTTTGTTTGAATGACCGTGAGCTCAGACGGCGTGAGAATCATCTGTGGTTCAGCTTCT